AAAATAATTCTGCAAAATGTAATTAATTAATTATAAATAAATAAATTGATTATTTAAAAATTTATAATAATAAATATTATAACAGTATGTCAGCAAACGGAAATTATCCTCCGCCACCGTATCGTAAAACCCCTGAAAATTATGCGAATCCTAAACCTATAAACTACGGAAAACAAGTTCGACAAGATAGTCATACACCTAGCGTAAACTACGATAAACACAGAAGTTCTAGTTCAATAAGAGAATCAGAAAATTATGAAGACTATGATATGCTTGATAGTCTCTATAATAGTCGTAAAGAAATCAGTAACCAACATAGTAAAAAAAATAATGGAGGAAAAAATACTATAAATATAAATTTCACACAACCACCACCCCAGGTATATTATGTTCCTAAACAAAGGAAACAAGTAAGATATCATGGACCGGTTGTAAATACACCAACTCCATATAGTATACAAAAAAAATATCCTAATCTTAGTATTCAAGAGAATTATAGTGAAGAACGCCGCCTACTTGAACAAAAACATACACAAGAACTATTAGAACTGGAAGCCAGAAGGGTCTATCCTTCACTTTACAAAAGATAAATTATAACACAGTTCTCGTTTCGCTCTTATAGCAGTTTCTTCTATAACAATAACATCTTTACAACTACTACACCACATTTTATAAGGCTTAAATGATATTTCTTGTTCTATAAGACGTAGTGATTTATATGCAGATTTTTCTAGTTCTTCAGGTGCCGTATTGTGAATGGTATCTATATCTAATTTGTAGATTTTAGAATAATATTTTTCTTCTATATCCCACATCCTATCAGCAAGATTCATAAATGCTTCCTCAAGTACTGTAGGGTTCTGTGTTTCGTAGTAAGCCATGGTGTGTTTATATGTGTGTGTGAGTTCATAATTTTAAATATTAATTTCAATTTTTTAATCCTTTACAATTAGGTATTCCAAATATAAATTTGTACATATCCCAATTTTTAGTATATTCTCCTTTTTTATCTAAATAATAAATAATAAACCCAATTAGTATAGTAAATAGGGAAACATTCGATATTATTTTATTTATTTTTTCTAAAAACTTCGTTTCCTTTCTTATTGTTTTATAGTATTCTATATAGTTATTAATAATGAAAATAGTGAGTATTAATAGAGAAACAATCGCTGTAAAGTATATATTCATTTTGTTAAACATTATAAAGATAGAATAAAGTAGTAATGTATTTTTTAGTTTAGTAATAGGGTGTTTTATTTTAGAATCATAAATATCCATAGAAATATAAATAGATATTAGCTGTAATAGATGTTTAAAAAACATACTACTTGATAAAAGTTGTTGTGTATTGCATCCAAGTATCTCAGCAAAAAAATTACCACTCAGTGTTAATACAACCATTAATATACTTTTAACATATCCTTCAATCATTATTATAAAGTTATATAAAATTTACAGCATCTCCGGTTCTTTTACTAATATAACCAGCCCTACAGTATTCTATTTTATTTTTATGGAATATATATTTTGCCTTTTTGTAATTTTCATCATCCAAAACAATCATAAACCCAATACCACAATTTAGCGTTCTATACATTTCTTCATCTGAAATATTTCCCTGAGTTTGAATATAACTAAAATGCTGTGTAATAAGATTTTCCTTATAAATGTTCATACACTTATCGTCTGACAAAACCCTAGGTGGATTATCAATAAGACCACCGCCAGTAATATGAACAAGTCCATTAATAGTAATATCATCTAATAGTTTTATCTCATCATAATAGCATCTGTGTGGTTGTTTTACCCAGTCTACAAAAGATTTATTCAATTCTACATCTTTGAATATTTTTCTAAGCAACGAAAAACCATTTGTATGTAATCCATAAGAATAAAGTCCAATAACATGGTCGTCTACTTTAATATTTTTTTTACCATCAATAATATCTTCCCTTTCTGCTATACCCGTTATACACCCTGCAATATCTATTTCATTTTTATTGTATATATTAGGCATTTCTGCTGTTTCGCCACCTACTAATGGACATCTGTATTTGGTACAAGTGCGGGACATACCTTCGATAACATCTAGGATGTGTGTTTTATCTAATTTTTCACAAGCAATATAATCTAGAAAATAGAATGGATCAGCTCCCTTTACAAGAATATCATTAATACTATGTGCAACAATATCTTCGCCAGCAATTTTATAAACATCTTTCGTCAATTTAGACAGGAAAGAAGGTTTGCTACCTACCCCATCAATACTAGAAATAAACACGGGTTCTTTATACTGTTTAGGTATACCAATAATACCACTATAATCACCAATACTATGGAAACAGTTATTATTAAAGGTTTTCTTAATAAATGGTGACATAGATTCAACTATGTTTTGTGCTTTGTCTATATCTACACCACTACCAAGATATGAATTATCCTCTTCCGCTTCAAGACCTATATCATTCCTAAATTTAAAATTAGTGAGTTCTAGTTTAGAATTAATTTTTTTAGATATAAGATTTAAATCATTACCCTTTTCAAAAAACACAAGGGTTCTTGATGAAGTTGAAATAATTAGATTTTCGTATTTATTTACAGAAGACAGAATAATATTAGATTTATTTGCGTTGTACCAATTGGGTTCAATTTCATAAATACTCTCATTCTTTTCTGGATAAAAATTGGGAACAAGATATTTAGAAACCATATTCAAATTAGAATAAATAGGTGTAATATAAACTAATCTATTATATATAATACCTTTATAGATATCATATAAACTAGTTTCAAGCAATTCTAGTGCATTAATACATTCTGGGTCACCATATCTAGAATTAAATTCAATTATTTTTATTTCTCCACTATAACACTTTATATAACTACCATAAATAATACCTTTGTAGAGTTCTTTATTATCTTTGGTCAAATATTCGACTGTTTTACAATTAATTTCCCTAGCGGCCACAATGTCGGATTCTGTTAAAAATGGAGCACGATGATTAGAATAAGAAATACATCCCATACTACCTGTATTTGGACTATTTTCCTTTTCTAGTTGTTTAAAATCTGTTATTACAGGCATATGAGAAAAATAGGTACCATCACTGTAACTCATTAATGTAAATTCATCTCCTTCAAGTTTTTCTTCAATAAGAACAGTGTGGTTATTATTTAGTAAATCAAGAGTATACATAAATCCTTCAAGATCATTTTTGAAATGAACACCTGATACTTTAACTCCCTTACCAGAACACAATTTAGTAGATTTAATAACATACTTAAAATCGAGTTTTTCACAAAATTTATAGTAATCTTTTATCTGTTCATGGGTATTAAGTGATGTAAAATGTTTGTAAATGGGATTATACGGAGATGAACCATTTTTCTCAATAAGTTGCCTTGCATAAAATTTATTTGTTTCTATTCTAGCTAATTTTTGACTAGGTCCAATACATTTAATATTATGAGATTCGAGTAAATCAACAATTCCAATAGCCAAGTATTTTTCTGGACCAATTACAGCATATTTTATCTTATATAATTTACAAAATTTTAGTAAATTATCGAGATTGGAAATAACCGAAAAATTTTCCACGATAGATAAAATTTCTGGGTTTTTATTATTCCCAACACAATACAGTTTTACTTTAGGGTCATCCTTTTTTAGTTTTTTTATAATAGCAAGTTCTCTGGCACAAGAACCGATTACTAACCAACTCATTAGTTATAGTTTATTTGTAGTATTTAAATATAATTTAAAATTACTATTATTTTCTGTCTTGGTTTGAATAATTTTTATAATAAGATTACCTCTTTTCTCTGAGTATGGTATATATAATCCTTTATGTTCAATTGTATATGACTCATTAAATGGATAGTTGCATTCAAATGTATATTTATTTTTATCCAGAAACTCAAATTCATGCTTGATATCATTTTTATCATCACTAACAATATAATACAAAATATCGTAATTATCAAATATATGGAAGTATTTATGTGGTTTTGAAATAATACGTACAATAATATCACCGGGTCTTTTGTGTTTTACTTCATTAGATTCACCAGAGAATGCTACAATTTTTTCACTACAATTAAATACAAAACATTTTTCCTGATCGAAATAAATTTTATTATTACAAATATTACAAAATGTTCCTTTATTAGAGAAACATTTAAGACATTTCCTTTTCCTAACCAAATTTATAAGTTTTTCTTCACTATTATAAATATCTTCCAACTCAACATTTACATTAATATTAATATTGTCTGTTACAACTTCACTAAATATATTATCATAATAGAATCTAATTTTTTTAATATTTGAATACATTGTGTCAAACAATTCATTAATATCAATATTTTTAGCCTTTTTAAAAATATTATTTAAAAACTCTCCTTTATTTATAAATGATTCTGTAAATTCCCTAAAATCATCGTTATTATCATTATTATTAAATCTACTAAATTTATTATGATTTTTTTTAATATAAATAAATGCAACATTTATCTCCTTAAATTTTTCGGTTGATTCTTCCGCATTTAAAGGATTTCTATCAGGATGGAATTTTTTTGCGAGTTCTTTATATCTTTTAGTAATATGTTCTATACTATCATCCTCTTTTACTCCTAATATATCATAAGAATTCATAAGGTTATATGTAATAAAAATATCCTTTTTAAATAAAATTGAAATATCATTTAAAGATGATAATAAATATAATAACAATGGAGGGGATGGAATTGCCACCTAACCTCAGAATCTCTACAATTACAGCTACAAGTAAAATTAATTGTCTTGTAGACATAGGGAAGGTCTATGAATCACTTGAAATAAATGACCATTTTAAATATATAGAATACGGTAATCAACCAAACAAAGGTACATCGCAAAAACATATTTCTGAGAAAAAAAAGAAAAACAAGAAGGTTTTCTTTAATCAGATTACTATAGAAGTTTGTTGTAATGGTGTTACTAACAATATTAAACTGTTTAATAATGGGTCTATTTCTATGACTGGTATTAAAGATATAGAAATCGGACAAAATTCTATTAATATTCTATTCCGATACCTTTTGTCTAAGGATACATCTGTGTTTAGTGCTCCTGAACCAGAAATTATGTTTTTCAAAATAGTTCTTATTAACAGTGATTTTAAATTAGATTTTGAGATAAAGCGTTCTGAACTACACCAAATTCTCGTTAATGAACATGGTATTTATTCTTCATATGAACCATGTATCTATCCTGGTGTAAATAGTAAATATTATTGGAACAGTAAGTATATGGATAAAATCACGTTCGCAACTGGACATAGTTTTAGATTTAATTATCTATCAATAAATTTTAATATGTTAAGTGCCGATATTCAAGAGAAACTATTTAATGACCTTAATTGTGTACAGTATAAAATGGATATAGCTAAAATGATATCGAATATAATAAAACTTGACGTAGGTCATAATGATATTGCTTTGAATACAGATCATGAGTATCTTTCGGTTGATGTAAAAACCTCTAGTTTGTTTGAGAATACAGATATTGACGCTATTATCAATAGAATCGATAACAATATTAAAGAAAATAATATTAAGTTAGAGATTAAATATAAACACAGGGGAGCATGTTATTGTGATGGTTATTGTTTAGGAAAAGGTAGTGGATGCGGTGAAATGGAATGTAAGAAAGTTACTGTGTCTGCGTTCCAAAGTGGAAGTATTATTATCACCGGTGCAAACACCACAAGACAAATATATGATTCTTATCATTTTATCAATAATGTAATCCATAACAATATAGATACAATTAAAAAGGACACGACCTCACAAAAAAAGTTAGACGAAATTATTTACATTAAGAAGTCCTCTATCATATATAAATAAATAAATAGTTATAAATATAGGATAGTATATATTTTTTTATAACTTTATAGTATATGTATCAAGGATTATATAATTATCAGAATCGCTTTAGACCACAAAAATCATCCTTTGGGCAGTCATTTCAACAGTTTAAACCCCCTACATCGATTAATAGCTATTCCAAAAGTATAAATGCTCGTTTTAATAAAACATTTAAAAATAAAGTAAAAACAAATAAAATTCTTAAAAAAACTACCCAAAAACTTAAGAATTTACAGTTTAAATCATTAGAAAAAAAGGAAAGGGAAAGAGAAAAGGAACGTAGAGTCAAAAAATTTATTCCACAATTCTCAGACAAACAACGGAAAATGGTGGAACGACTTATACTTACCTCTAAAAAAATTAAGTCTAGTAAAAGAAAGGGATTAGTAAGTAAATTAAATAAAGCTTCTAAGAAAAAAACACCCAACTCATTTAGAAAAAAACTATTAAATATTCTTAGAAGAAAACTTACAAAAGACGAACAAAAAGAACTTGATTTATATTTGCAAGTAAGTTATTACGACGAAAATCATTTTAACAATAACAATAATAACACCAACAATAATAATAATAACAACAACAACAACAACAACAACAACAACAACAACAACAACAACAACAATAACAATAATAACAATAACAATAACAATAATAACAATAACAATAACAATAATAATAATAACAATAACAATAACAATAACAATAACAATAACAATAACAATAACAATAACAATAATAATAATAATAATAATAATAATAATAATAATAATAATAATAATAATAATAATAATAATAATAATAACAATAAGTGTAAAAAGGATAAACAATTGAGATTGATTTCTAATAATACACAGACTATAGATTGTTTAACTAACGATAAGAATAGTTGTAGTGCTCCATGTAGATGGGAATCAAATTTGGGTAATGGTATGTGTGTACCAAGTGCAATTAGATTGGAGAAAAAATGTATGGATAAATCCTTTTATGGATGTAGTAAACCGTGTAAATGGTATGGTAATATAAAAAAGGGTGTTTGTAGAAATACTTACTATAATGATAAAGATCTGGCTTTAGAATATAAATTAGTATCGTCTGAAATAGATCGGTTTGAGAAATTTAAAAATATTCTAAGTAATAGAAGTAAAACGATTGTATTTAGTATAACAGATAGAGTAAATAATATTAACAAAAAATTAAAGATGTTACTTGAGAAAGAGAAGAAAATAAATGTAAAGGATGTTACACTAAAGGAATCTGTTTTTGAAAAAAATATGGAAACACTAAAAAGATTACGCGAAGAAGAATTTAGATTAAACAAAGAGAAACTAAAATTAAATAGTATTTTAGGTAAAATTAATAAAAAATAAACTATATTTTACATAAAAAAAATTGAATTAAAAAAAACCTTGTTAAAATATTAATGACGCAAGATGGAACCCTCAAGGAACAAGTACCCATACCAAATCAAATATATTATTGGCGGAACGAAGGTTTATAAGATACGGAAGGAAATAGTTGCTTTGAAAATGCTTGAACAAACAGTAAAAATGACAAGGTATCCGACTGACCTTAGAAAAAGTATACTACAAAGGAATCTTACAATACACTATTTCAATACAAAAACAAGATTCGTAAATCTTTAGGGTCTTAATGAAAATATTATAGCACAATAAATGACAAAAATAATAAAGAAAAAGGAAGTACAAATTCGTTCTACTATAATAGCTAAATTATCACAATCCTTTTTATGTAATTCTTCTTCAGACTGATTAGATTCTACAGAATCTATAGAATCAGCTTCATTGTTTCCTTTTCTTTTTATTTTACATGATAGATTGTATTTATCTAAAAGTGAAATAATATATTTAGCTATTTTGCTATTTTTGTTAGTATAATCATGCATAACCCCTATAAATACAGTTGAATAAACGATAAATAATGCGAAAAATACTAATCCTATTAACATTTTAGATAATAGTGGTTTAGTATCAGTTTTCGGTAGATTTTCTGATAGTATAAGAAGGAAAACTATTATAGAAAGCATTACAGTAACAGCATATGAGATACGTTCACCAGAATCCCACGGTATAAGTAGACATATAATCATAAGAGTTGAAGTAGCAAATGTTGGGAGTATTATATTTAAAACATAATATCCATATTTTCGTTTTAATGTAATTTTATAAAATGAAGACTGAAAGGTTTCAGCACAACATTCATAAACTTTTTCTTCTATATAATGTTCCGTTTTTACTATAGTCCATTCTTGGTTTGACTGATAATTAGTTAAATCTATAGGAAAATCAGCATTTGATAAATTTATTTGTGATGTATCATAACTCCAACTTCCAAACTTATAAGAACAAATTTGAGTGTCAAATGGGAAATTTTCCAAATCGAAAACACAACTGGTTTTTATCATACCAGGTCTAGACCAGATTATATCACCATTACTATAAATTATAGCATTCGTTTTTAGTAATTCATCCATAGGTTTTTCGGCGGTGTTATAAATAAATATATCAGGCGTCCATATAGATCTTTCTAGTTCTGGTTCAGTGTATGCAGTAATTTTAGAAACATTCCATATAGATTTATTCCATTTTATATTTTTATCATTCCACCAATGCCTAAGCCATATATTTGATGTTATAGTCCCATCTACCTGATTAATATTATTTAGCGAACGAATAGCAATTCCTAATTTTATATTTACCGTAGTATTCGGTAATATATCCCTTGTATAATTTTCAAAAACTAATTTTTTTACTTGAATTTCAGATGAATAACCAAATCTAAATAAATTTAACAATATAATCAGTAACATTACTTTAATCTAGAAACTATTATAATAAATCTATTTAAGTAAATTACTTTGATTGTTTAATATTTTAAAAATTATTAATAAATTTAACTTAAGTATTATTTTATTACAAATCTAATGATTATTGAATATATATGGTTAGACGGTATCGGAAATTTCAGATCTAAAGTAAAGGTTACTGATAAACTAATTAAAAGTATAGATGATGTCCCATTATGGAATTATGATGGTTCAAGCACATATCAATCAGAAAGCAAAGATTCTGAAATAATTTTAAAACCTATTTTACTTACAAAAAATCCTTTTTTTGGGGAAACAAATGCCTCATTTGTTCTATGTGAAACAATAACAAATAATGGAGACCCTATAGATACACGAAGAGATGCACTAAATATTTTTAACAAAAAACTAGAATTAAAACCAAAATTTGGTATAGAACAGGAGTTCTTTCTTATTAATCCAGAAACAAACAAACCTATTGGATTCCCAGAAGTAGGTCTTCCAGAAGAACAAGGTAAATATTATTGTTCTGTTGGTTATGATAGATGTTTTAAAAGGAATTTTTTAGATGAAGCTTTAGAAATATTATTAGAAATGGGTGTTCCACTAACTGGATATAATATGGAAGTTTGTCCTGGTCAGATGGAGTTACAGGTTTGTGCAGATGGTATTTTAGCAGCAGATTATTTAATGTTAACCAGATATGTTCTGAATAGATTAGGGGAAAAACATAAAGTATTAATCGAATTTGGTTCAAAACCAGTAAAGGGTGATTGGAATGGTAGTGGCTGTCATGTTAATTTTAGCACAACAGAAACTATGAAACACAATAACTATGAAATCATTTTAGAATATATAGAAAAATTAAAATTAAATCACAAGAAACATATAGAAATATATGGAAATGATAATAGTGAAAGACTAACTGGAAAACACGAAACATCTGATCTGAATACATTTACATATGGCGTTGGTAATAGGAACGTATCTATAAGAATACCTAATGAAACCTTTAAAAATCAGTATGGTTATATTGAAGACAGACGACCTTCTTCTTCGTGTGACCCATATTTAGTTACGGGTCAAATTTTTGAAACGTGCTGCTTAAATTAATTATACTTTATATTTTTTATGAATATTTAATAACATTTAAGTATAAAACAAATATTTATTATAACTAATTTAACTATGGACCAATATAATTTTGATCTAATATCTGAATATGTAGATAAAGTAAAATTAGATATAACGAATCGTGTAGATAAATATATAATCGATAATGACAAAAGATTAACGAATCATATTTACTTGTGGTGTTGGTAATATTTGTAAAATATATATAAGATTATATTTATTATTTCGTTTTAATTAAATTAATTCTCTAGAATTATTTTCTTAGTATATAGTATACAAAAATGGGTGGAGGATTAATGCAACTCGTAGCTTATGGCGCACAGGACGTTTACCTTACAGGTAACCCGCAAATTACTTTTTTCAAGGTTGTCTACCGCAGACACACTAACTTCTCGATGGAGACTATTCAGCAGACTATTAATGGTTCTAGTGCTATCTCGACGTCTAGCAATAGCTCTGGTACCGTGACTATCTCCAGAAATGGTGATCTTGTCCACAAGGTTTATGTCACTTCGGACACTGAGGGTATTACCAGTGGTTCGGAGATGGTCAATCAGGCCGAGCTTGAAATCGGTGGTCAGATGATTGACCGCCAGTCGCAAGAGTGGATGAATATTGTTAACGAACTTACTACTCCCCGTTCCAAGGCTACTGGTTTGAAGAATATGGTTGGCGATGTTGGTAGAACTAGTAATGATGCGACTGATAGTGGTATGGTTCAGGTGCCTCTCCAGTTTTGGTTCTGCCGTAACCCTGGTCTTGCCCTCCCTCTTATTGCTCTTCAGTACCACGAAGTTAAGATTAAGCTTACTTGGGGAACGTTGGCTGATGTTGGTGCTCTTGCGAGCGTTAATGTTTGGGCTGACTACATCTACCTTGACACTGATGAACGCCGCCGTTTCGCCCAGGTTTCGCACGAATACCTCATTGAACAGGTTCAGGTGCACACTGCCAGGGCGTCGGTGACCAACCGACTTAACTTTAACCACCCAGTGAAAGAGCTTATCTGGACCAGTAATCGTGAAAATTCCTACCTCAGCGCTAAACTAGTTCTTAATGGACATGATCGCTTTTCCAGCCAGCAGGAAGAATACTTCCAGCTCCGTCAGCCATTTGACTACCACACCGCCATTCCTAACCAGAACCTTTCTGTTGCTGCTGCCGCTTCTGTTCGCTCGTCGACGACAGCTGCTCTTACTGGCGGTGATCTGGAGATGGATGGGGACCACACCGGCGGTCAGATCACTCCAACTACAAATGCAGTGGCTATTGGTACCAACACTGACCCTACACTGCTTGTCACTTCCGCCTTTTCCAATATTACGGCTACAAACAACCGTGACGAGTCAATTGTCCATTATATTATACCGGACGCCGACCTTGAAACTCTTGAGGTTGGTGATTTGGTGAGAGTAGTAACCACCGGGACGTCTGGTGCTGGAACTGTTGTTGCAACAGTGATGAGACACCTGACGGTCACTGCTGCGAACGCTGGTGATGGCACCATAAAGGGGGACGCGGGGAACGGTGGACAAGTATTCGCTTTATCTAAACCACTACTTTCCTCCGCCGCGCGCGCCGGAGACACCGCCGATTTCGGTATCTCACGTATTGACATTCTTAACAGTACCGAAACCGAAACCGAGGCACTAACGTCGAAAATGACTAAGAAGATTAACTGCTATTCTTTCGCACTTAAGCCTGAGGAGCACCAGCCTTCTGGCACCTGCAACTTCTCCCGCATTGATACCGCTACTCTTCAAACGGAAGCCGACCTCGGGGTGACCGACCGTATTTACGCTGTGAACTACAACGTTCTCCGTATTATGAGTGGTATGGGTGGTCTTGCTTACTCCAACTAAATATTTATTTAGTTTTTTCCTTTTTTCTTTTAGATTTAATTCATTTATTTTTAATATTAATATTAATATTAATATTAATATTAAAAATAATTTATATTTATATAATAAATATAATGGGAGCATTAATACAGTTGGTTTCTTATGGTGAACAAGATTCATTTCTTACCGGAAATCCACAAATGACCTTTTTTAAAGTAGTATATCGTAGATACACTAACTATTCAATAGAAACAGTAGAACAAACTATTAATGGTAGTTCTACCATCAATACAAATAATACATATGGTAATGTAAATATTACTAAATTAGGCGACCTTATACATAAAATATATGTAACATCCGATACACCCAATATTATGTGTGGTTCTAAAATTATTAATAGTGTAGAACTAAAAATAGGAAAAAGTGTTATAGATACACATACACAAGAATGGATGGATATTTTTAACGAATTAACTACACCCTATTCAAAAACATTTGGACTTAAAACAATGATAGGAGATTCTATGAACATTATACCGAATGTTCAGATACCTTTACATTTTTGGTTCTGTCGTAATCCAGGGCTTGCACTTCCTATTATTTCGTTACAACATAGTGATATTAACCTTAATTTTACATGGGGTATAACTTCAGAGGTCGGTGTAGAAGCAAATCTAGGGGTTACTGTAGATTATATTTATCTGGATACAGATGAACGTAAAAGATTCGCAAAGATTTCACACGAATATCTTATAGAACAGGTACAGAAACAACCACTTACGAATAATAACCAATCCCCTATTCTACTAAATTTTAACCACCCTGTTAAAGAAATAATATGGACAAGTAATATGACAAATGTCTATAATTCCGCTAAAATTGTTCTTAATAATCATGACTTGTTTGCATTACAAGAAGAAGAATATTTTCAGTTAAGACAACCATATCAATATCATACAACTATACCAAATAATAATTTAACAGTAGAATCACAAAAAAAAAATGGTATAAATATTGAATTACCCTTAGTAACAAGTTCTTTCGCAGCAGATAACACATTCCCGAATGGTTACGCTATAACAGATATAGATGAAACCGCCGGGAATACATTAATAACTGAAGCACAGTTCACAATTCTAACTGCTAATGAAATAACAAATATAGATAATACAACTGTATTCGTGCCTGTGGTAGATACACAGGATACCCAGAGAGTAACCTATTTTTTTATGTTTACAGAAATGAACACAGAAGACCTTATACAGGTAGGTGATTTGGTAGAAATAAATGTTTCTGGAGAAAATTCAGTTTCAGGAAGTGATACAGAATTTTCAACTATATTAACAACAGTAACACTAGTACAAACATCCTTTGGTAGTTCTGTAGCGGGTGGTGCAGTGGCAGATAGCGGACATTTTGTAGGAGAAGACGCAATTGCTGAAACCCATATAGCTCTACAATTTAATAAACCACTACTTGCTGAAACTATAAATGGAGGTGCTAATTTAAGAATAGCAATAAATACGATGAATTTAATTTTAAGATCCGCCGCATATACATCCAGGATGACAAAAAAAATAAATTGTTTTTCATTTTCTCTAAACCCAGAAGAATACCAGCCATCAGGGACATGTAATTTTTCAAAAATAGATACAGCAAAATTAGTAGTCAGTTCTAATCTACAAAATACTGATAATATATATGCGATAAATTATAATATTTTACGAATTATAGGTGGTCAGTGCGGACTTGCCTATATGTAAACTTTATAAAAAATAATAAATGTATAATATCCTAACTATACAATATATACTTATTCTACATTAATTCTTGGATATAAGGCCATACTTTCAAGTTCCTGGAACATTAGTTTACAAGCATAGGGGACTCTGATTTCAGAGAAATCTATATAATTTTGACATTTCACACATTTAGAAATATTATCACCATAATTTACTGGTGCAATTAGATTACATTTATTACAGATAAATGTTTTATAGTTATCAGAAACATCCATCGTCCGTTCCTTTAGGAACTGCATAGTTCCGTGCGCAATCATACAATCACGTTCCATCTCACCAAATCGTAGACCACCATCACGAGACCTACCTTCAGGTGGCTGTCTTGTTAGTAGAACGCGTGGTCCCTTTGCCCTGGAATGGACTTTATCTTCCACCATATGCTTAAGACGTTGGTAATAGGTTGGACCCATAAAGATTGAAGCGTCCATCTGTTGTCCGGTAATTCCAGAAGTAAGAATTTCATTACCAGATTTCTCGATACCATTTTTCATCAGATTTTTTTCAATATCCTTAATATCTAGGTCATTAAAAGGTGTTCCATCACCATAACCACCTATTTTACAAGTTAATTTTCCAAGAATACATTCCACCAGCTGTGCAATAGTCATACGACTGGGAATAGCATGGGGATTAATAATAATATCAGGGGTAATACCATCTTTAGAGAAGGGCATGTCTTCCTGGTTAACAATCATACCAATCGTTCCCTTCTGACCGTGTCTTGAAGACAACTTATCACCGATAGTTGGATTTCTAACAGAGCGGACCTTTACCTTACAGCATTTATTGCCTTCTCCATTAACATTTACATTTACATTATCAATCCATCCTTCTTCGTTTTGTCTTAGCATTACACTACTGTCTTTATACATATTTTTCTGTCTTTTATCTTTGTTTTTAATAGGACACACTTTCCCAATAATAACATCATTAGAATCCACATAGGTATTTACATAAACAAGTCCATTATTATTAAGTTTAGCGTAAGAACCATGTTTCATACCCTTAGTAATATTACTATCTGGTTTAATAAATTTATCATCATGACCAGAAGTATGAATTTTCTTTTCTTCTTCTCTGTATGTTCTATAGAATGTTGAATTAAACAATCCTCTTTCAACTGCTTGTCTATTAATAAGGATGGAATCTTCCTGGTTATATCCAGTATAGGATGCGATCGCAACAATAACATTCATACCATTTGGAAGATTATTAGATGGGAGATACTGTGAAATACGTGTATTCACGATAGGTTTATTTGAATAGTGCAACAGATGCGACATTGTATCCATACGATATTTTAGATTAGTACAGTGTATACCCATAGCCTGTTTACCCATAGCAGATTGATAGGTATTTCTAGGAGACTGATTATGATTAAGTAGAGGAATACACGAAGACAGAACACCAAGAATAAGAGAAGGATGAATTTCACAGTATTGGTATTGATTCTTGCCTTTCTTGTCCATATTCAGACTCATAGAGATATATGAATGGAAACATTCTTCTACATCTACATATTCTATTACACCTTCCTCTGTGGTTTTTGTTATAGATTCTCTTTCTGAGAACATTTCGTTTTCATTAAGAGTTTTAACAAGTAGATTATTCCATCCAAATTGTCCAGATTTAATTTTAGAAATATCAGATTTGGTGATAGTAACTTTATTTTTCTTTACGACAAAGAGTGGTCGCATACATCTACCAGAATCTGTTAGAATGTGTATTTCATTCAATTCATAGTTAAATACAATAGAAGTGTAGATATTAATAACACCCAATCTTTTCTGAGATTTTAGATATTTGAACAAATCGTAGGAATTGTCAGAGATACCGAGCCAGTCTCCATTAACAAACACCTTAGTTTTATTTTTAATATCACTAAAATCTAAGAATGTATCCTTTTCTTTATCATAAATTTGATGAATTCGACCTTCCAATAGTTTAATAATAGGTGAAACACTAGAATATTTTGTAACATAAGTTGAAACAGCAAGATTTTTTACAAGACCAATAGAACCTCCTTCTGGAGTTTCTGGGGCACAGATTACTCCAAATTGTGTGTTATGCAATTTCCTAGGGGGCAATAATTTTCCAGTTTTTTCGGTTGGCGTGTTTACACGTCTTAGATGTGAAAGAGTGCTATTATATGTTAGTCGACTTAGGACTTGTGAAATACCTACCTTGGATGAATTATATTTACCCCAGTTACCGGTAGCCAATCCATGTTTCAATCCAGCAGTAATCGTTGTAGATTTGAAAATTTTATTGACATTTGTCGGATTGATAATATTTTCAATAGAATGGTTATTCTTCCAAGGATTACTATTTAGTTCTTTCATCAAAGTATTCCTCGATTCTTTCGTAAATTTGCTATGATATTGTTTGAATAGAACTCTTAGTTCTTCTCCAGTTGTAGAGACGCGTTTGTTACAGTAACTATCTCTATCGTCATATGGGTGATTATACAATACACATAGTGCTAGTTTATAAATCATATATCCTAGATAGAATGCTTTCTTCTTGAAATTCTTACCAACGTGAGATAGTACATCACGTTCAATCATACCTTTAAACAATTCAATCCGTCTTTCTTCAGAAAGTCTGATATCTTTAGGTTGACCTAGAATCATCGAATATTTTAGAAGGTAGTTAATAGCTTCATCCTGTGTATAAAGAACGGACGATTCTTCAATAGAAGGAATAATCCACTTAAGAATTTCCTTTTTTTTAGGATCATCAATATCATAGATAATATATTTAATAATATCTTTATCATTTGTAATACCTAATGCCTTGAATAGTATAAAGACTGGTACATCTATTTTCACGTGAGGAATCGTGATTTTAAGAGTATAACCAAAATTGTTTTCTTTACTTAAGAGTTTGATACTAACATTCTTTGTATTATTAGAACCATCAGAACAACAAGATTTGATTTCCGATACATGAGAATATTTAGAATTCGTTTTGGAAGTTTTAAATACGAATAGTTTATTTTCTGCAATCTTTTCTTGACAAACAATAACCTTTTCATTACCATTAACAATGAAATAACCACCTAAATCCATTTTACATTCTTCATCAGAAGGGAAATCATTAAGCATACAGTATTTTGATTTTACCATAATAGGAATATCGGCAATATTAATTCCCTTAATTTCCTTATAGCTTACACGTTTCTTATCGTCACTATTTGGGTTCTCCCATACAATAACTTCAATATCTACATAGAGTGTTGAGGTGTAATTAAGATTCCTGTTTCGTGCATCTTGTGGAAACATTTTTTTTATACTACCATCATTTTCGCTAATTTGTGGTTTTGTATAATAGGTGTTTACAAAGTTTACAACAATTTCATATTTATAATTATTCAGTTCTGTATTATAATCATGATAAATAGATAGTGGATTAGAATTTTTGATTATACAAGGTATTTTGTTTTCGATAAAATCGTTAAATGAATCAATATGATGTTTGATAAGATATTTTTTTTTGTCCGAGTCAAGCATGGACTTGATAACGCACCAAACATCATCCTGATTCATTTTAGACATTTATTAAATTTATACGCTCTGTTTTAAATCAATTTTTAAAATTATTCATAATAAAAAATAAATAAAATAATAAATAACAAACCTATCGCTAATAGTTCTTTATATAAAGGTGTATCTTTTTGTTTATTATTAGTATTATTTTCAAATGGTTCTACATAATTAAATAGACTTCTTATTTTAATTGGTAATTTTTTCTTGGGTAATAAATCCGAAGTATCTAGTTTATCTTCGGTATTGCTATTTGGGTATGAGACCTTATATTCATTAATTACGGTTGTATCACCGTTATCAACTATAAATGGTGCATATTCTGGATTATTTTGTATTATTTGGTCATAACTATAGAATAAAGGTTTATTTTGGCATACACCTTCATCTGTTGCTTCACCCTCTAAAGGCTCCTGTGGTTGGTCTTGATAGATATCGTATACAGATTTTTTTAAGAAAGTTTTAATCTGGATATTTAGTGAACTTTTTTCAAGTCTATTTAAATTATTCATAATAGAATTACAGGAGGTATCAACATTTATAATATCACTACCTTCATTAACAAGAAATTTTATTATATCTAAATCCCTATTTTTTGATATAACAGCGGTATGTAATACCTTTCTTCCTAAATTATCAGTTTTACTTAAACAACACGGGGCATTTATTAGACTATAGACTTGTTTTACTATATCAAGATTTCCACATTTTACAGCAGAATGTAAAATAGTTTCATCTTTATTATTTAATAGATTTATATCCATACCCAGTTTATACAACTCATTAATTAAAAAACTATGTCCTTTAATACAAGCGATATGCATAACAGTATTACCATCTTTATTTTTAGCATCGAGGAAATTTGTACAGTTTTTTAAAAGATATAGGATACATTTATTAGAATTCCAGTAGATTGCTTCATGTAAGAGGGTGTTGCCTTCATAGTTATAGTCTATCGATTTAGAAAGATCATTAATTCTATTCGAATCATTTAATAGTTGAACAAATCTATTTACAGAATCGTGTCTTATAGAATCTATTATATCTCTATCTAATAATAATTTTATATCATTTTCATTAAGAACTGTTTGTGCTTCTTCACAGAATTTTAGTTCTTCATTTTTTTTTAATAATTCTCCTTTATGGATAGAACATTTTCTATAATGTATATCATACATAGAGGTGTCTTTTGCTAGATTATTTACATCAAACATTTTACAGTTAGATAACAATTTAACACAAGTATAATCAGTCATTTATTATAGTATTATATTATTTTTTAAAATGTCTATATAGTCCTTTGTAACTGATATAAATTATAGCTAAACCAATAGATATTAATAATACATCTATTAGTAGAGTGCCTATTCTTTTTTCGTTACAAACAGCATACGAACACTCTAGTTCATCTGTTTTTAAAGAAAATCCAAGTAGACATTTAGGGGTTTCAATATCAGGACAGTAGGTGTAAGAATTACCTATGTCTATTAATTCATTAACTTCTTCTTTATTTAAGGTATCCTTATGTTTATTTAGGTGTGGTAATTTATAGTTCGGATTTGCCGTTAATATAACTTTGGTACCCTTTTTATTTTTTTTAAAATCAACAATAAGTGCATCCAATTTAGAAACTTCTAATTCTGCTTTTGTTTTTGGAATATTATTTCGACCATATTTTTTAACCATTCTATTCATTTTTTCCGGACTAATATTATCCGTATTCTCTTTATTGTTATAAAATGAGTGTGATGTTTTATCAGTATAAATAGTAAGACCATTATCAAGATATAAAATAGGTAATACTTCCTCTGTTTTCTTTTTATCACGAAAAATATAATAATTATTGTCTTTTTCCATTGGTTGAACTGTTGTCGTAGTCATTACTAATATATTATAATATTTTGTTAAAAAATTATAATTTAATTCTATATATATACTTATGACTAAAGTAAGAATTGTAAAACTAGATGACGCCATTAAAATGAATAAGTCACCTACAAATAATAAATATTCTGTTTATAAAAATCTTATAGAAAATCCAGATAAATTAAAAAATTATATAGAAAAGAAGTCTAGAAAAAATACAGAAACTAAATTTAAAGAACAATTTAATCATATTAACCCTATTAAAAAAAGGACAAAAAAGAATATTAAATCTAAGGTTAAATCCAAATCACTTGGTAAAAATATGATAGATAAAATTTTTTATAAAATAAATAATGAACAACCGATTAGTTCGGTAAATAAAGTAAATCTATTAAAATTATTTCGAGAAATTATTAGAACAAATGATGTAAAACTATCTAATAAATTTATTAAAATTATAACAAGAAAACAACTTATTATGATATTGGCGTTTTTAGGTGTTGTTAAAACAAAAACACAAGCACCTACACCATTATTAAAAAATTTACTATATAATTGTATCACATCTACTATAAATATTATAACCTAATTACGCTTTAAATTCGCTTCTAAGTTTCATTAGAAGTTTTCCGTGATTATTTTCGCCATTATCATCTTTGTCCATACCCCAATATTTATCAGTATCCCTAAAGATTAGATTATTATTACCTGTCTTGAGTAGTTTTTCCTTTAGTTCTGTGTTTTGTGTGAAATAGTCTCTCATAATTTCTTCGAGGATTTCAAGTTTATTTTCTTCCCAATCTGCGTTAAGTGTCTTTTTCATCTTTTTCATATTTGTTTTATTACCTGTTTTCTTTGCAAGATTCGGAAGATCGCCTACATAGGTTTCGGAGTCATGTGTAAATAGGTCTTTAAAATCATCATCCTTGTTTTTTGTTGAATTAAGAGCATGTTCAAGTGAAACGAATTTTCGTCCATTATAACTAAAGGGTTCTGAAATGTTATAATTAGACAACCATTTGTAAGTTTTGGTTTTAGTCGAATACATAAGATTATCTACTCCTAGATTCTCGGAATCATCAGTCTGTTCTCCGATAAGATCGGCTTCAAGTTGGATTGGTTCTATAGTTGTATCTTCAAGTGCACCTATAACAGAAATCTTATTATCACCAAATTCAAATCGTTTAGCTATAATTTTAACAGAAATATCCTCATTTTCTTGTAGTTTAGTAAAATTTTCATTTTCTTGATGGTGTTGTTTGGCAAGAAGAATACTCATAGGAGAATCTTCATCATCAATATAAGCCATAATACCCATTTTATTAATACTCTTTACTTTACATTTGATAATATCACCTTCTTGAGGATTACAAACTTGAGCGGAATAGGTGATATTATAAATAATATTACCATTAAATTGAGACATCATTAGTTTCCCCATACTACGTTTTAGCAATCTAACACTATCAAGTTTAACATATCCATTATTTACACATTTTCCTTCAATTTCTGATTGGATCTTTTCTTTTAGCACTGTATTAATATCATTTGAAAGTTGATTAGAATCAATTGCGGTTGTGTAAGTTTGTTCATTTTCGAAATAGATAGTCATTATGTATATATAATTACTATTATATATAAATCAATTTTAATTTTTTTTTAAATTAATCTCTCTCTCAATTGCTTCTTCCGCAGTATAAAACCATCTTGCATTATTTGTAGTGCTATTTAATTCATTAAGTCTAATATATATGTCTAATTCTAAACATAATAAATCTTTACTTGGTAAAGAACCTTCTTTATATGTACCCCTTTTAATCTTATTAATATATTCTACTATAGTATCTTTTTTCATACCTTCATTACCACAAATACTACCCGTTTTAACTTTTGTTAATTTAGTTTCTGTATTTTTTTCTTTAATTTTTATATTCATTTTATTATTTTTATTAAACATGTAAATAATTAATTTGTTCGGTGGTAGTTCTGATTTTATTTTATTCTTAATATTTTTTAGTATTTTTAATTTGTTTGTCATATCTACTAAACTAAATTTGTCATCTTTATAAGCCATATATTTTACATTCGTTTCAGATGTTGCTATTTTATAACCAAATATATCTTCCCCATTTTCTGTAATACCAAGATCCCTACTATTAAACAAAATATGAGAATCTAATAACTTAAACATCTGATTTTCTACACTTGATAAACTATTATTTTTTTGTTTTTTTATAATTATTTCTATTAGTATTTCTTTATTTATTGGGTCTAGATAGGAATATGGTATATTCAATCCTATTTTTTTTTTAAGATTATCTATATAATTAATAAGTTCATTACCCTTAGGAACATTTATTTTTAATCTATCCGTTATAATTTTTAATTTTGAGTTGTAAATTTTATTTAATTTTTTTTGAAATTTATCTGTATCTAAATCCGTTTTTACTTTATTTTTTCTAGTTATTTTAATACGTTCATTAGTTGTGTCTATATAGCGTCTTTTTTTAGTATATGGAAATCGTAAATTATTAATAGATGTGTGTTGACCTTTAACAATCTTAGGTTTTACTATATATTTAGTACCAACTCTTGACAAAACACTTTCTCTATTATATGGATCTTTAAGAAGTTCACTATTCTCTACAAGTTCATTTAAACTATAGTAAAGTAGATTATAATCTTCATCGTATTCGGCTTTGTAAAACTTCTTAATATCATTTAGAGTATAATAGAATTGTTTAGTATAGAATGTTTTTATAAAGGTTTTAATTTCATCAATATTATCTTCTATAAATCTATAATCTAATGTATTAGAGTTACTTGCAGAACTCTCACTATCTGGAAGACATTTAAAATCACAGTTTTTAAAATTACAAATCTTACTATTATCTAAATCATGTAATCCGATTTCTATTTCTTTTTTAATATCCTTTCTAGATATTTTTATTTTAAATTTTTGTTTATAAATAGCATCGGTAAACCTATTAAGTTCTTTATTCAGTCCACAATCTATAGCATTCGTTTTAATTAGATATTCAACTTCTGCAATATTTTTTTGTTTTTGTTCTGAAATTCTATACATTTTCAAATCAATCGTTTCATATTTTTTTGGTGCAACAGAGGCATACTGATATACTAATACATTTCTATGTTTAAAAGGTAGTTTTATATGTGAACAATTACGAATCGCTCTACCTATAACCTGTTCCAATTTATTCATATGAAACCAAGGATCCAATATATGTACTTGTCTAATAAACTTAAAATCTAAACCTTCTGCCGCGGTTTCACTGCCTATAATTACCTTAACCTTTTTACCATCTTCGTTTTCATTTTCTATTTTTAGATAATTAAGATAACTATTTTTAGATAATTCATTATCACCTGTAATAAGTATATACTGTTTATCTTGGGTCTTTCCATTCTCTAATAAAGAACCACCATAATTACTATATCCATTCAGTTCTAGTGTTAGTGCTAGTGGTATAATGCCTGAACCTAAAAATCTTGAATAGATAAATACTATACCTTCACTTTTATCTATATTATCTAGTATATTGGAAATTTTGGTAGAGTATTCTCCTATTTTTTTTTTATCAAAAAATTCTTTATATTCTTCTTTCAAAAAACTATATTTATTTTTCTTTTTTTTTACAATCGTATTTAATCCACTATCTCCAATTAATTCCTTTATAGTTTCTGATTTGTTTATATTTGGAAATACAATATTAGAAGCCATTAATCCATTAATATTAAATGAACCATAGTCATCATCACTTGTTTTAATGTCCATAGATTCATATTGTTTAAGCTGATAATCTTTCATTTCACAACCAATTATTTTTAAATTTTGTATACGTTTATCTTCTGGTATTTCATTATTATTAATATCTTTTTTAGGGAAATCTGATGGTTTAAGTAGCTGTTTATCACCATAAATATCTGGATATAATCTTTTGGGAAATTTTAATGGATGTTCTCCTCTAAGATAAGAGATATAACCTCGGGATTTATCTAAAAGAACATTTTTCCCATAAGGAGTGATTCTACCATCTTTATCAAACATATTAGTTTTAGTAATCGTTTCTCTTTTATCATTTGTTAGAAGTAAATTAAGTATAAAAATAATTTCTTCTGCTTTATCAAACATAGGTGTTGCAGATAGCAAAATAAGTTTCATATTATCTGCTATACCTAAAACTTCTAGTAAATATGCGGGTAATTTTTTACCATCTTTACTACCACCTTCTTTAATATTATGAACTTCATCAATAATCATAACAGTATTAGAAAACATTTCCTTTACCTTTTTTATATAGAGTTCATTATTAAACTTTTTAAGATTACGTATAGTATTAGAGAATTCTATGTAACCAAAAAATTTATATCTATTATTTATTATTTTATTGATTTTTTTTGTAATAACTTCTCTACTATCATCTGGAGATATCTTAGATTCATCTGAAAATTTAGATTTAGTACATTGATCTTTACCATTTCCACTTTTAAATTTTTCTATATTAAAAATATTATTTTTAAAATTTTCTTTAATGGATGGATTAAGCATAACATTAATTTTTTTATTATTAGAAACAAGATAATCTCTAAAATTTTCAGCTATAGAAATACTAGAACATGTTTTACCTACACCTGTTCCATGGAACAATAATATACTGTTGTATGGTGTATTTGGAGACATGAATGTTTTTAAGAATTTTTGGTTATTAGAAAGATTAAACTTACACAATTTTTTTGTGATATTATCTAAATTTGTTAAATTTTTTATTTTTTTAGTTCTGTTTAAATAAAACTCCTTTTTATTGTATATTTTTTTATTAAAATCTTTATCATCAAGACTTGGATAAAAACTAAAAGTATTGTTAGACATTTAATATTACATATTATTTATTTTCAACCGTGTTACGAATATAGTTATTAATATATCGGAACACCTTTTTTTTTTCTGTATTATATGGCCTTATAATTCGAGAACCATCGCCAAAACTATACCATTTTATGTTACTAATTTCAGAGATTTGATTGATATTGTTTTTATCAATAGAAATATTAATATCCTCTGTTAGTTCTGCAAGGTAGTAGACATGTTTGTATTTAATATGATTTGTTCCATGAAACGTTTCGACAAATGTTTTGTTATAGTCTGCAATTTTATAATATTCTGGTGAAATATTGGTTTCTTCTTCAAATTCTCTCACAGCACACCTAATGTCTGTCTCATATAAATTCCTTCTACCCTTAGGAAATCCCCATTCTGGAGAACCATAAACAACAGGAGTTTCTTTGTTAATTAGGTCTAGTGTAATATATCTTCCGTCCACAAAAAGACCTCTTTTTAGATGATTAAATTTGTCTTTAGAAATATTATATTCGCTAATATTATTTTTTGTTTGTTTGGTTCTGTTTTTAAACCATAACATATCCCATAGATAATCAAAATCATTATTTACTATCAATGTTCTTTCTTGTTTTGTCATAATCTTGAAAATATTACAAATATATTCGAAATGTTCTATATTATATTTTCCTCGCATAAATTCAATAAATCCAATCGTGTCTTTCCGTTGTATCATTAGATACTTTAGTTGACCATTTGCACATTTATTGTATAAAATAACACCATAACTAATAATAGGGGATAGGCAAGTTTTGTAATTGTGTCCCTTTTTTCCACAATTACAGCAATAAATAATTTCATTTTTTTTCATTTTTATTTATTGTGTTTAAACTTTTAAATATAAGTTATTATTTTTATAATTAATATGTTATTATTATATATGGATCCCGAATTATGGGGGCCTAAGTTATGGTACTTCCTTCATACTATATCATTTGAATACGAACCTACACCTAATTCTAAAAAAGAATATGCCATTTTTTTTAACTCTTTAAAACATATTATACCATGCAATACTTGTAAAAAACATTATGAAGAATTCCTAATTGATAATCCAGTGGAAAACAGTCTTGATAGCAAGGACAGTATTATAAGATGGGTTCTCAAGTGTCACAATAATGTTAATAAAATAAATAATAAAAGAGAATGGAGTTATGAGGAACTAATTGAAAAATACACGAGTATATTCAAAAATGATTTATATAATAAATTAAATTATAAGAATTTATCTATTTTATTAGGATTAATTATAGTTATTTTATTACTTTTTATGTTTTTTGTTAAATAAATTTACACTATTATTATATATGATTAAGATAGTAATTATTATTGTAATTATTATTTCCATCTTTTTTTATTTTAGACAAACGAAATCAAATTATATTAAAGATGGAGTATCGTTAGACAAACTAGAACATACTTCATATAATGTTATTTCAGATGATATTAGACCACCAACAATTGATAATAATATTTCTTATTCATTCTGGATTTATTTGAAAGAATTCTATTATAATTTTTCAAAATGGAAACATATTTTCCATAAAGGAACTAATATAGAAAACAAACAATTAGATTATTCTTATTGGAATAATATAGAGGCTGAAATACCAGAACAAAGTATCGGGGTATGGATGCATCCTTATTCTAACAATTTAAGAATATGTGCTAAAACAGAAGATAATATTATAGAATATACAGATATTGATGATATTTCGCAGAATGAATCAGTTCATATTAGTATTACTATTTCTAACAAAACACTAAATGTTTATATTAATACTAAATTAGTAACTACAAAAGTTTTCGGTAATAAAATATCTATTAACACTAAACCAATGTACTTTAATTTTCCATATTCATATAATGGAACTATTTACAATTTTTTATATCTACCAAGAATTACAGACAAAACACTTATAACACAGTTATTCAATAAAAAACCACCAACAAATCAGAGTAATAGTATTACAAAAAATAAATTCCTTGAAAATAGATTAGATATAAAAGAAACCAAATTTATTTCAAACATAAAATTACCACCTTCTAATATTGGAATAAAATTCACATATTCATTATGGCTATATATTAATAATATTCCGGAAAATGCACTATGGAATACCAGTTATAAATACAAAAAAAATATTATTAAAAAATATGGGTCACCTAATATAAAATATATACCATTTACCAACACACTTGTTATTGAAATATCATATAGAGATAAAAATGATGAAGTAACTATTCATGATATTAATATAGATAATATTAAACTTCAGAAGTGGAATCATTTAGTGGTTAGCTTAGATGGAAGACATACAAATGTTTATATAGATGGTAAATTAATAAAACATATCCTAATACCTTCTGTACCATTTATTTATAACAAAAATCTATTTATTGGGGATAAAAATAATGATTTTAATGGATATATATCTAATGCTATATACTATAATACAGCCATATCATATAAAGAAGTAATGAAACTTTATAAAAAGGATAAATCGCAACTAATATAATTTATTTTATTAAAATATAGTAATGTATCCATATATTAAAAAAAATTTTAATTTAAAAAAAAATCTAATGATATTTACAATAATTTGTATCATTATTTCTATTTTTATATATTTTTTAACCCAAAAATATTTAGTTAAACCAAGAAAAAACATCTCTATTAAAAATCTTATCCCGTATATCCATAATGCTAAAAAGGAACTCAGAGTTGCAAAACAATCTATCCCACCTTCAACACAAGGACTAGAATATAATATTAATTTTTGGATATTTGTAAATGACTATAAGTATCGTATGAACCAAGATAAAATTATAGTTCAAAAGGGAGACACAAATGGGGTTAATCCTATTATAATGCTAGCTAAAAATAGTAATAACCTTAAAATAAAAGTATCGACCAGTTATTTTAATAATATAGAAAATGATAATGATATGGTTCTAGATCTCGATGAACCTGAAGAATTTACTATAAATAATATTAAACTACAAAGGTGGGTAAATATAAATCTTACATTTGTTGATAATAGTATAGATGTATATTTAGATGGAAAACTTGTAAGTAGTTTTATACTAAAAGGATTTCCAAAAATTAATGAAGGTGGTCTTGTTATTACTCCTAATGGAGGATTTAATGGTCGTATTTCTAATCTAACATATACAAATAAAGGATTTTCTTACAAAAAAATCTATAACGTTTATAAAAATGGTCCAGAACATCTCTAATTAAATTTCTTAATTTATTATAATGAGTAATAACATTAATAATATTAAAAAAAAAATTAATAATCTTAATGTAAATAAATCAGTTTCTTTAACGACTAATAATGTCGCTAATATTAAAAAAAAAATTAATACTCTTAATGTAAATAAATCGGTAACTCCGCCACCACCGCAACAAAGAGTAACATTACCTAAGAAGGTAACTCCGCCACCACCGCAACAAAGAGTAACATTACCTAAGAAGGTAACTCCGCCACCACCACAACAAAGAGTAACATTACCTAAGAAGGTAACTCCGCCACCACCACAACAAAGAGTAACATTACCTAAGAAGGTAACTCCGCCACCACCACAACAAAGAGTAACATTACCTAAGAAAGTAACAACTACAGATTCTTCTAATAAAACAAATTATGTTGTACCTGAATCACCACCACCTAGTTATAGTAATTCAAACAATACACGTGTAAAAAAAACATTAAATAAAATGAAGAATTTATCATCAGATGTGTTTTTAAAACTTAAAAATAGTGCTAAAAAACTTCATGGAGTATCAAAAAGTAAGACAGTAAATAAGATTATTAGATTAGCGGTAGGTATAATGTTTTTACTATCTTTAGTGATTTTGTCTTTGTTTTATAAAACATTGAATAAACATTTTAAAAATTCGATTATATATCTGATATATAGTCTTTTGACGTTAATGGTATCATTGTTTGTTATACCTATGATATTTTCAGATAGTTCAACCATAGGACAGATAGCAACACTTGTGATAATAGGGATTGCAACATTATTCTTCGCAGTATTTACAAAAAAATATATAGAATATCTTAAATCCTTTAGGAAGGATTCCCCATATCTTATAAAGGATATGAAAAATGCGAAAAAGAGTTTGGTAATAGAACAGAATCCAGATAATGATGAAAATATTATACTTTATAGATCAGATAATGAAGATGGAGGAATTGAATTTTCTTATAGTTTTTGGATTTTAGTAAACGACTTTACATTTAAGGACAAAAATATGAAACATGTTTTTCATAAAGGGGATAGTAAAGCAGAAGTATCTTATACTCCGGCCGTGTGGATACATCCTGATAAAAATACTATAAGAATTAATATGAATACAATAGACTCAAAGGATAATATTATAGATATAGATAATATGCCTGTAAATAAATGGGTACATCTATCTCTTGTTGTAAAACAGAAGGTAGTAACAATATATGTAAATGGTAATATAAAAAAAAGTAAAAGACTTGAGTCTATACCAAGACAGAATTTTGGTAATGTCTGGATAAATCTCTTTGGTGGATTTGACGGTTACCTATCTAAATTGAAATATACAAGGAGAGCACTAAGTTATTCAGAAGTAGAAAACATGGTTTCAGACGGACCATCTACAAAAATGTCGGAATCTTCTGGTGTTGAACCGCCATATTTGGATGATGACTGGTGGTTAAAATAGTTAAGTTCTTGTTTTAAATTTTTATTCAACAACATAAGTTTATCCATATCCTTTTGAATAAGTTCAAAATTTTCAATATTTGTTTTATTAATTTGTTGGGATTCATTTATAAGTTTTTCAATCTCTTCAGCATTTGTTTCTATTTTATGCATAATTTCATCAGAATTTTCTATTAAAGAATATTCTTCTGGAATGAGTTTCTTTAAACAATTTCCCATTATAAAGATATAGTATATATTACTCTATATCATTTTAAATTATGTTTTAAGAACAATTAAACAATCAGATGCTCTGGTTACAGCAGTATATACACAAGATTTAGTATCGTTCGTATTATTTTTCACAATATCCATAATGTTTACATATACTCTTTTATATGTAGAACCTTGCGACTTATGAACTGTAATACAATAACCATAATCAATATCTGCCAAAACATCAATATAGTTGCTATAAAAGAATTCCCACAATCTTTTAAGAATAATATTGTTATATTTATTTTTATTAGAGATAAGTTTTTTTATTTCTGAAAATTTTTGTTTAATAGAACTACACAATAATTCATAATCATCTTTACTTTCATCAGACATAATATAGATGTAGTCATGAAAGGTTTCTAGTTGGTTATCTTCATTTTTTTTCTTAGCAATAATTCCGATTTTCCAGGTTTTAAATGTAATATCAGAAACGAATTCAATAATCTCATTAATTAATGATGTAATTTTTGTATTATCTTTCACCATAAAGGTGTTCTCATCTACAACAAATCTACATAATGGACAACAGTTATTTTCTTTTAACCATTGTTTAATACAAGAATCACAATACATATGGTCACATTTTAGCTGAGATTGTTCATTAATATTATCTTCTAGACAAATCGGACATGTTTTGTCTTTTTCCTTAAGAGTCCGAATATTATAACCGAATGACGCTTTAAGATTCAGTAATTTGTTAAGTGGTAGAGGGTTAAATTTGAAGTCGTGCACTTTAATATCAGTAATAGTAGCGTGTTGTGATGAATAGAATTTATTTTCAATAGAACTATAGTAGTTATTAAAAATGATTTTTTCACTAACATTATACTTTTCTTTGTTATCCTTGAAAAGCAAAGAACGAATAGAATTATTAATAAATCGTTTTTTCTTATTAGTATAAGTAAGAATAATAGATTCATTTATATTTTTCATATAATTAGAGATCCAGTTTTTATACTCTTTCATAAATCTGATATTATCTTTACATAGTTCTTTTGGAGGTCTTTTGTTATTTTTAATAGAATTTGTATATTTCAAAATATCGTTTTTGAACCTTTCAATAATATCTAATTTTACTTTATTTATACCAAAATCAATTGTAAAAACATTGCTTATTTTTTCATTAACAGGTGGGAGTTGGTTTCTATCTCCAATAAATATTATTTTTGTTTTAGAATATCTTGAATTTTGCACAATTCCTTCTAACATATCTTGACAAATCATAGAACTTTCATCAATAAGAACAATGTGAAAATGTTTGATATTATATTTATTACATAGGTTTTGTTGACTATTATAAGTATATAATTCTCTACCCATTTCATCTATATTACGTTTTATATTTAGGAGTTTTTGAATGGTAGTATAAACAATATTTTTCCCCTTTAGTGAACTATATTGTTCTAAAATAGTAACTGCTTTATTGGTTGTAGCACAAAATGCTATTTTCTTTTTTTTATAAATTTCATTATCCAAAATTTTAGATATAATAGTAGTTTTTCCGGTACCTGGATCGCCCTCCAATAAGAAGAACTTATCATTAGATTCAAGAAACTGTATAATAGATTTAGAGGCGTGTTCTTGCTGTTCATTATAAACAAACATATTTTGATTATATATTAATGTTTTTATTTATTCAAATTTAAAAATAATTATATATAATATTTTAATATTAATATGGGTTATATCCAACTTTTAGCAACCGGTGCACAAGATTTTAATCTTATAGGTAATCCACAAATATCTTTTTATAAAATAGTATATAGAAGATATTCTAATTTCTCAGTAGATTCAAAAAAAATAAAATTAATAGGAAATAAAATCAGTAATACAGAACAGGTTACACTTGAATGTGATATAAAAAGAGATGGTGACCTTCTATCTAATTTATATTTTACATTTGAATTACCAGAAATATTTTCAGGTGCTAGAAATGAACTAAGTAACACAGCTAATAGTGTTCCTTATGAATTTAGATGGGTTGAAAATATAGGTACCAATATTATTAACAATACAAAATTGTTTTTAAATGATTCTGTGATTAATTCTTATACGGGTGAATATCTCCAGGTAATGTCTGAATTAATCTATGATGATTCTAAAAAGAAAATATATGATGAAATGACTGGAAATGTGCCTGAGCTATATAACCCAGGACTTCACAATGAAATTAATAATAAAAGCAAAGGTGAATATTATCCAATTATAACTAATGGTGGAAATAAATGGCCAAACGGCCCGGTATATGACCCAGTGGGTAATATGACAAAACAAGACGATACTAATATGACAAAATACATTTACAATGTAAAAAATTCAATTAATCCCAGTAGTATCGACCCAGCAGATGTCCCAACGGGGCTCGACATCACGATATCACAACAAGCATTTAATAGTCAAGTGCAGGCAACAGTAGTTTCGTTATATAACTGGGCTATAAATTCTCAAAATAATCACAATAATTATCATTTCTATGGTCAATATGATAGTTTGGGTCTTTATTCTGGTACTATGAATGGAGATAGTATACATTTTAAGGATGGGAACACATATACTATAACAAATAATTTACATCCACTGAGGTGGCCGACAGATGATTATTTAGATGACTCATCATATCAGGCAAAGGTAAAATTACATTATTCACATTATCCACATGTTAGAGGTTCAGAAGATATTGACGTCGTATCAGTTCAACATAATATCAATTCACCATTAAATTCGGAAGTAATATATAGACATACAACCAGAATTACGAATACGAGTGATCTAATACCTTCTATTAAAAAAAGAAAAATTAAAGTTCCTTTGAATTTCTTTTTTTCAAAATCATCTGGATTAGCTTTACCATTAATAGCGCTACAATATACAGAAGTAAGAGTAGAAGTTAAACTTAATCCATTAAGAGACTTATATACCTATTTAGATTATATCGATAGTGTTGGTGCAGATAATAATAAACAGATAGCAAGGTTAAAATCAGTTAGTCAGGATGGTTCTGGAGTAACTATTAATAGATTTATAGAAAATACAACCTTTGATATAAAACCATCTTTAGAAGCAGAATATGTGTATTTAGATAAAGATGAAAGAAATAGATTTGCTATAAATAGTCACGAATATCTTATAGAAGATGTTTTTAAACCCCCAACTATTAAGGGAATTACTTCAACTAAGGACCATAATATTATATTACACCATCCGGTAAAAGAACTAATCGTAGTATCACAACGTTCAGATATGGAATATGTGAATAACTGGAATAATTATTCTAATTGGACTATAGAAGATGTATCTCCAACAAGTTATAGATATCATAATATAGAAAACGCATATTATAGTCAAAGTCTAAGTCAGTTTTACCATTACAATAGGTATAATCCAGCACGAGCAGCTGATGAATATAAAAAGGAATTTTTTAATAAAAATATCATTGAAAATTTACAATTAATATTTAATGGTCAGGTAAGATTAGACAAAAAGGATTCAGATTATTTTAATTTACAACAACCATTCCAACATCATAAACGTAAAATAAAAAATGGTATACATGTCTATTCATTCTCTCTAAATCCGAATGATTTTCAGCCATCAGGAGCCTGTAATTTTTCAAGAATAGATAATTTCAAAATGAATATAGATTTAGGATTGAGGCAAAATGTGAAGGAAATACCAAAAAAAGCAGATAATTCATTTTATTATAGCTACAATTTCAATATATATGCAGTTCATTATAATATACTTAAAATAACTAGTGGATTAGGCGCTAAACAATATGTTAACTAGTTCCAACTTTCGCGATTTACTTTTTAGGAATGATTCAAATTGTTTAATAAATTTTTCCACTTTCATCGAGATTTCATTCTCCCAAAAATCTTGTTCAAATTCTACATCAATTACATTAATCGTACATTCCTTGCTTTTTTTGAAACATTCGACCAGTTTGGCATTTTCCAATTCTAGGATATACATATAGGCATAAATCTGAACCTTTTCATAATCCCTAAGTTTATAAAACAATCTGTTCATACGATTTTTGACCTCAATCAGTACATTATCATCATTAATCCCATCAATTTTACCACCAACAAACCAGTTGTGTTCGGTTTTAAACATATGCCTTTTGAAAAAGGTATCTACTGTATTTACTTTATCTCCATAAATTTCTGTATACTTAGCAACTCCAGAATTTTCGTGTTTTATTCCAAAATTAGTGTTTGTTTTTTCTGTAATGCAGCTCTGGACTAGTTTCTTATCTTTTTCTGGAATTGTATCGAACTTCTTTAGAATTTCCTGTTTAGCTTTATTCATATCAACAACATCATTAGATCCGAGACATGCTTTCATTTTTTCCTTGATGTTAATATTATTCTCCTTAGAAATACGATTAATAAATTCATCGGTTGATTCAACAACAACCCCTGCTTCTTTAATAATAGCTTCATAGTCATCTGGAAAGTTTTTCTGCCAGATTTTAACAATAATCTCACTAACGTCTTTATACTGGTTGTGTCCGGTGATAACCGCGAGTTCGCTTGCGTAGATACAGAGGTTCATGATTGGTATGGTAATTATACCTAACAAACCTTTATATATTCAATTTTATTAATTATAAATATAAGCATATCGTCCTATTATACAATAAATTTCTAATTATAAATTTTAAATTAATTAAATTAAATCTATAGAATTTTTTTCTTGGTATATAGTATACAAAATGGGTGGAGGATTAATGCAACTCGTAGCTTACGGCGCACAGGACGTTTACCTTACTGGTAATCCGCAAATTACTTTCTTTAAAGTGGTCTA